TCACGGCCACCGTCTGTGTCTTCCTCGGTGTTGTTTTTAATCGTGACATACGGTGCTGAACCCTCAATTTCGATAAGAGTGCCAGGGGCGCTAGTGCCAACACCAATTGCATCAGCAGAACCATCAACAAACAATAGATTTGCGTTAGTGTCGCCCTCAACGCGGAAATCCATTGCTGCGCCGTCTTCATTGAAGACAATCGCGCTAGTGCCAAACTCGGCTCGTTCAACCCCACCAGCAGAGACGTTTAAGGTGTCCGCTGCGCTGCTGTAGATCCCTGTATTTACATCATCAGCAAAAGCTATCCCAGGCGTTGCAACTGCTCCATCTTCCACCAGCAAGGTGCCGTCTAGCTCTCGCAGAATTATCCACCCGTCATTGGCAGCGTTTCTAATCTTCAGCTGGTTTGCAGTCGTATCGGCCCACCACTGAAAGGCAAATGTCGTTGCGGGTTCTGTCGCTCCTGAGTTATTGCTAACAATCGCGTCCAGCACGCTATTTATGTCAGAACGAAAAGCCGCGCCCGCCTGATTGGCTATGTCGTAGTCATGTTGAGCCATTCTGAGTTTGCCTAAGCTCTTTCAATAGCTGCATTATGGCATTGGCTAACCTAGCCTGCCAAATCCAACGGCTGTCCAGCGGAAATCCCTGCTGATGCTCGCATCACTGGAATTTTTGAAATGAACCGTGAAGCCTGTGCCGCTCACGCTGCTTAGCTCAAAGTAGTCCCCGCTTTGCATGTTTTGCGCTGTGATGCCAACGCTTGGCAGCAGGCTATCAACGCCGCCTAGAACTGCAGTGCCTGTGAAAAATGCGTTTGTGAACGCAATGGCCTTAGCTCCTGCGCCGCTACTAATTGCGGTTTCGCTGTTCTCAGTGCGGCGGTCCAAGGTCGCCACATAGCCCAACTCATCAACCAAAATGTTTTCTACTGGGTCGTCACTTGTTAGCTGCGTTCTGAATTGGAAAGCCCTGCCCCTAAAGTTGCCACTAGCAAACTCCTGGTAATCGCTGTAGGTCGGGCTCCCGCTTGGGTCGTCATTAGTTGATCTAACCTGCAAGGTTGCATTAACACTGTTTACAGCAGCGCCATCAATATCGTCCCATGTGTCAATACTTGCGGTGTGATCGTCTATAAGGTCGTTTGGCAGAAAGCCCCTTGTCACAAAGTGCCTTGTCAAGCCAACGCTAATGACCGCGCCAAAATCAAGAGTGCTAGCAAATTCGTAGGTTCCGCTTGAATTGATGTTGCCCAAGAAATCGACATTCCGCTCTAAATCGTCAATGTTTTCGGTAATGTCATCCCATCGGTCATCACCAGATAAAGTCAAAGCATCGAAATCAGTTGAATAGAAAACATCGGTTTTTGCCCCAGTAAATGGGTCTGCATCCTCTCGCCTTGATTGAACAGTTTTGATCCCCAAGGTGTCAGGCAAATCAATGATCACCGATGTCTCAGCCGTGCTTAGGCGCCCGCCATCATCAGCAAAAACCGCAATAATCTCACCCTCAACCAAAGGAATTACTGCGCTAGTGGAGTTGCCTGCAACTGGTCCAATTAGATCCACACTATTGCTAAATGTGCCACTGCCATCAGTTCGGTTTGAGTGCCGAATGTAAACTTTGCCGCCAATTCTTACGTCAAGATCAACTGTTTCATCCCAACTCAAAAGGCCCTGATTCGCGCTAGTCGCCACAAAGCGCAAGTTTTGAACATTGCCAGGATTACTGGTTTTCCCGACGATTGTTCTTTGCAGTGTAGTCGGAACTGAGCGCTTATCAATCGCACTGATCGCAACAACTCGGAAAGTAAAAAGCCCAGTGTCATGAGTATGAAAAGTTAGCGAATTGTAAGGCGTCGTGCCTAAAACTTCATATGTGTTGTTATCTTCTGTTTTGTAACTAACTTGATAAGATGATGCGATATTGACGTTTTTCCATGAAACATCAATTTCATTTATAACGCTATTGCCGCGTTCGACTAGCTGCTCATCAATATCTAAGCCAGTCGGTGAGTCTGGGTTTCTATTTAGAATAGAAATAGACCTAGGCTGTAGTTCTAAATCTTGCTCAACGTGGTTATATTTTGACGTGTTGTGTGCAAGCCCAACAATCGTATAAACCTCATCCTCTTCCGTAATAGAAACAACTCTAAACAGCTGGCTTTCTAGGATGCTGGTTTCAATCAGAAATACCGTTTGCGCTGCTGGTGTTTGACTAAACGCGGTGCTGACTGAAATTGTTGTGCCTGTGCTAGCTGCGTTAATTGTTTGTTGCTCAACGCTGCCATTAGGCAAAACGACGCTCATCGTGTCACCTACGGCAACTGTGATTGCTTGGTCAATCGTGATGTCAGTGCCGCTAACGCTGGAAACACGGCCAGCTTTGCGAGCGCCTGCCTTCATCCTGTCCATCACCTTGATGATGTGGCCAGGGCGAACAATCGCACCATCTAGGCCAACTTTGAAGGTGACTGTCTCTGATTCGTTTTGCTCTTGATACAGCAGCCATTTGCCGATTCTGTGCGCCTGTCCCCTGCTTGTGCAGCCAAACGCCGCAATGCGCGTCTCAAGGATGCCGTAATCAATGACGGCTTGCTGATCCTGCACATATTCAATCTGTTGCTCATAGGCTTGCTCTGGATCGTTCCACGTCACCAACGCAACTGTGTGCCGTGACTTCAGGGAGCTGCCTTCATAAGTGAAATCGCCGTTGATGACATTGGCATTGGTGAACAACGCTGCAGGATCGCTGGGGCTGTCCTGAGAAAACGCAATCTGCCCCGCTGACCAGTAAGCCATGCCACGGAAAACCGAAGCAAAGTCCTGAATGACGTTGAACGCCTCATCTCTGGACTGCATGTAGACGTTACAGGTGAAACGGGGCTCAAGGCCGCCTTCACCATCAAAAACCATCTCATTACAGTATTTTGAAATCTCATAAAGGGACCACTTATCAACTTGCGAGGAATCAATGAAACGCCCTAACCCATAGCGATCAGAGACAATCAAGTCCCGCATAATCCAAGCAGGGTCGCTAGTCCAAGCCGTTACGAACCCGCCATTCCACACACCTGAATAGGTTAAAGCGCCAGTGTTGACGTTGACGGTCGCGTTGTTTGGGATTTGTACTTTGACACCTTTGATGTCATAAGAACGAGTTGGCACATCGCTGAATTGCGTTGCATCAAATCGCAAACCAACCAAAGCAGAAAGGGGATACCTAAGCTTGCTGTCTATCGTTTCGCTAATTGATCGAAAAACTAACTGCCGATATTCATCAACGCCATCGTGACGGCCTGAGACTCTTGTCAGCCTTATGTTCCATGGGGCGCTGCCTGTAAGCGTGATTCGATGTGAGCGCTCATAAGTTGAGGTGCATTTGCCTAGGATCTTTTTAACAACTGCGGCAATATATGCGCCGCCGAAGGGTTGGTAATCAATCTGATATGTGATTTCTGCCTTTTTAAGACCATTAATGACTACAAAAAGCTGAGGGATGGCAATAGTAACAAGCACCGAATCCACATTAGGATTAGTGACAGTCCGAACTACGCTGTCTCCGTCATTGTCTCCAACAGAAGTATTTACACTAACAAGGCTTTCGGAAGACGGAAAATTAGGAATATAACTTTGTGCCTGAGTGCCTTCACGAACTTCAATATCTGTAACACTGAAATTGATTGCACCGTCATGACCCGTAATCGGAGTGTCATCTAATAAAATTGATTTGCGGTCTTCATAAACAAAACCTTCAATTTCTCCTTCACTGATGAGGTCAACAATGCGAACGCTTGATTTACTGAAAAGCGAGTTGTCATCATCGCTTACCGTTGGCCCCGTTGGCCCAGCAACAACAACCGTTTGATTGACAACAGGCGTTGGGGCAGGTGGTGGTGGTAGCGGCCTTGGATTTCTTTTTTTCTTTCTGCCCCCGCCAGAGCCTGCAATGTTTTCCATGTTCATTACATATCCTCCACTGTTAGGCCAGCCGAAACAACCACGCTGCCTACTCTCATTCTCCCGTAGCACAGCGGAACGCAAGCGCCTTGAGCCGTTAAATTCACAGCACCGTTAAAGATGTAAGAAGCTCGGTTGTCCGCAATCTCGTTGTTTTCAGACGCGAAGGAATCCCTGGCCCGTTGCCTAGTAATCCCACCAGTAGCGCCAAAAGAACCGCCGCCAACAGGATCAGCCGTTATTTGCGGTGATAGCAACTGAGAGGTGCCGCTAAGGATCAAAGAAGCACCAATAGAGCCAACAGCGGCAGCAGCAGTTGCACCAATAACGCCACCAGCTGCAGCTGAGCCATAAAAGATAGGTGCAGCAATAGGCCCCAAAAGGATTGCTGCTGCTACAAGGGCAACTCCTGCGAAAATTCTTCCAACACCGCCACCACCTGCACCTTGCAAAACGGGCGTGATGCTGATCTCCTCAGATTGACCCGTTGGGTTGTTGATCTCGTCTAGTGACTCCATAGCATCCTTGCCAACCTGCACCATGTAAGCGATGCCACGCTCTGCCGAGTCGCAAAGCTCCTGTTTGAAGCCGTCAAAATTGGCA